CGACGATTACTTGAGTAGGTGCGTGACAGCAGTAAGGTCCCCATCCAAAGCTAAATAGAGCCTCTGATCGTTTGTCCAAGCTAGAGGGACGGGATCATCTCCCGCTCCAACAAACTCTTGAACTCTCTCAAAGTCACTCTTTATCTGCAAATAGAAAGCCTTGGATCTCACCTGTTTGGGTACCAACTGCATTATCTTGCGTCGAAACGATGCATACGTCCTATAGACGGGGTTCCTGTGATTCTTGTTGGCTTGTACAACACAATCGTTTATAATCACAGGGTCTTTATCGGTGACAGTTGCCATATTCCATATTCTGGAAATTGGCCGCGCTAGGAAAACTTGTCCTAATTGCACTAAAACCTCTCTTCCTAGGAAGCTGCATCCACTCCCTATGACGAGGTCACTGCCCATCCAACCGATACCCCCCAAGGCACCAGCTTCGGTGCTATAGACGAGCTTCCACGAATCGAAAAATCTTTCTACCTTATCACGTTCGATCAAAAGGATAGCATCGTCTCCTGAAGCATTCACAAACACGTCATAACCATGATCTCTGTCCATTTGTGTTGTGAGCCCCGCTTGAGAGGCAACATACCATGCAGCCATAACTACACGCACGCTGTTGCCTCTCGTCGTCAGATTTGGCTCTCCGCTAGTTACACCATTCTTGTGCTTGCCTCTAGCGAGAGTAGCTCCTGACCTCTTATAACATGCCTCTTCCAGCTCTATTTTGAAATACTGCTCAGTACACTGGGCCATGTCATAAAGTTTGGTAATGTCGACAAGATCGTAATCGCAATCCATCGCAGCAAGCTTATAAAACTTCTTGTGCATATACCAATCGATCCCTAAAATGGTCCCGTTGTTGGTGCTGTCATACTGCTTGTGATCGTAAGCAACCTCAACAGGATCTTTCATGGACCCATAAGCACTAGTCAGCTCCTGTGAGATCTGAGCGGGGCTCTTCCTCACAGCTAGTGCTTTACCTATGGCAGTGTCATGTTGTATCCAATCCAACAATCTCTTTGACACATGACCTCCACAGGATTTCCACCACTCGGGTGGATTGAAGATGAAGCGCATCTTGTAACTATCCGGATTCTTGCTCCCCTTCTTATGCTGGCTTTCCATTCTCTTCCCCATTACGTTGTAAGTTTTCTTACACCGACGACCAGCTTTAAAATCGGTGTGCCCCCTAAGATACAGAGCTTGCTTCCTCTTCTCCACGCTGCGCAAGTATTCATCAAAGGGGAGGGACTTAGAAACATAAGTAAGCTCATCAATCTTGGCCTTAGCAAATTCAAGAACATCTCGAGCAACACTCCCAGGCTTGACGGGGGGCAAGGCTTGTCTACCGTTCAAGCCTTGAAGCATATTCTCAATGTCATCACAAGGGAACTTTGGACCATCAGCGGTGTGCTGGATGACATTGATTTTATTGGTTCTATCCTGCAATACCAAGCGGGATAGAACAGGGGCCCAGCTGTCGTAGAGAGGAGTCTTCTTAAGATAGACATTCTCACTATCGCCAGCTGAGGCAATTAAATGTGCCTTCTTCGCTTCAGAAATGGGCATAATATGTCCCTGAATTTCTCGTTCTACAGTTTTGTGAGGTAGGACATAAGTGAAGCGATTAGCAACCGGGACTGAAATAACATTGGCTCCTTCTCTACCAATTCTTCCATGAGGGAGACCCAATTGTTGGTAGACCAATGCATCAAAAGCAGGCATAGCGAGACCAACTTTGCCGGCATCAGCATTCGAGCTCAATTCAGCCATATCAGCGAGATGACAGGAGGCAGCAAATGCGAGATTCATGAGCAACATTGCCCCACTTCCTCCAGAGAGTCGCTCCCTAATGAATCTAAGAGAGGATTTTGTCGCGGAGCCGAATTTTGGAATGAAGTTCGTAGCATAACCTAAAGCGATGTCCTTAACGACTCGAGCTGCCAAGGCTATAGGTGTAGCTATAAGCTTAAGGCCTGCGATAACGCAGTTCAATAAGCCGTGGGCAATGTGGGGAATGGGTCTGAGACATCCATTGTAAGCAACTTTGGCTCCAAAACGGACTCCAATGTTCAAGCCTGTCAGAACCTTCTCAGCATAGTAAACTGTACTTATGCTGTTCCAATGATACCACCTTCTTCCGATAAGCCCCGCGGAAAAAGCCTTGTTGGTGGTACGTGAATAGGAGAAAGAGTGGAGCCATCGATTAAAGCGACTTCCTCGATATCTTTCTAGGAGTTTCTGCTGAGGTGCATCTAAAGCAGACTCCTCCATCTTGTTGACCTCGTTCAACAAGAGGCGTCGGAAGCGCTCTGAGGTATCAAGACTAACAGTCTTAGCGTCCTTATAAATAGCCAAGAAAGCTATAAAATCTGTGGTGACTTTGGTAGGATCATCACGAAATGCCTTCAATTTGTCTCGACTGGTGAGGAAAGTCCTAGCATAAATGATGAGCTTCTCGTCCTGAGGATTATAATTCCCAAATCGTTCCGGATCTTCTGAAGGGAGAGAGAAGCCACTGCGTCGGTACAGGGTAAGGTCTACAAGATCGGTGAGAGCATGAGATTCGACCTGAACGTATCCATTGACACTGGCCCTGTCTCGATCCAGTCGCTCCTGAGTAACGAGAGGGAAATGATGACCTACATACTGAATGAGACTATCATTAATCTGGAAGATAGCGCCATCCTCCGTCTTTGAGGTGCCAACAAACTTGCAAGAAGTAGTAAACATGATGGCATACTCTTTACCCCAAGAAAATTCGGTAATCGCTTCATTACCACCAGTCAAATCGATGTATCTGCCATAAAATTTTTGTGAAGTGGCGACGATATATCGATTCTCAGGCTCGTACAATTTCAAGGCATAGTACAATCGAACCTGATTGAGGCAAGCATTCCTGGAGCCGTCACTACGATACTTAATATCGACGTAATCTTTGAGAGGAAGGAACGGCGTCTTAAAGTCATCAGTGTAACCTTTCTTGGAGGTTTCGTCATCCTTATCTACGATGACTCGTTCGGGGAATCCTTGAAATGGAGTCTGCACGGAGATATCCCTCCAACGTCCAGCATAGTCTAGCATAACAGTGTCCACCCACATCTTCTTCTTGCTATCAGCCAGATTGCCTGTCGAAGGGTAGAAGTATGGAGTCCAGAAATAGTCCACCTCCTTGGCAAAATACGTCTTATCCCCAGTCACAAGACTAGTAGGCGTATACAATTGCCAGTGATGAGGTCGACCAGCCAGATACTCAAGACCCACAACGATAAGGTTGGACGCTTTCCCTCGGATTTCATATCCGTCCTCAAAGCTAAGGCGTCCTTTCCTGTCAGAGACAATGACAGTGTCCCATTGAAGATGAGCGGTCATAAACCGAATGATAGGAACTAACTCTTCCTCAGTGAGATATGGGTCCTTAATCCCCAAACACTCGCGGTGGAAAGAAATTGCGCTCAATTGCCGAGTGATATCTTCATTCCCCAGATAGAAACGGGAAATATCCTTGAGGAGTTGTTCACCACATTTCTGAACATGGTCCTTCCCAGTCATAATGTTCTTACCAACAATAAGGCACGCGTGATAGGACCCGTTCTTCTCCATAAGGAACATTCCAGTTCGGGACTGGTGAATATCAGCCTTTGGGAATTCATAGGCTTTGAAGAAAGCAGCAAGTTCTTCAGGCTTGGGATCGAGAAGCTGCTTCTTCGGATAGCTGATGGTCATCTTCTCAAGAAGGGCTGTATAAATGGCATCAGCATCGGTCTCACTCCATGTGTCCTCAAACACCTCCCTAGCATCATCACGGTAATAATCAATCCAATTGTTATTGGCACTCCCATAAAGGAAATACCAAAACCAAAGCGCCAAGGGTCCACAGTAACCATTACTAGGTGGAATAATAAACTGTGCGTCCCAATTCCAATCTTCATGAACGCCAGAATATCTAAAGCGATCGGGAGAAGAATAATTAGCGGGGACGACCTTGGCCATATCCGTGTGCTTGATCACCTGAAGTTGTGTAAACGGCTCTATTACAGTAACAGGAAGAGCAGAGCGGTTCACAACTTTAGAAGACGAGCTAGAGACAGTGCTAGGGGCAGTAGAAAGAGTTGTGGGAGAAACAAGCTTTGGGTGAGAAAATTTGCAAGCTTTACCTCTAAAACAAGTGCCATTCTTAGCAAAATGCTTGCAAGGAGCTGGGTCAGCCTTACGAACCCAGACCTTTGACGACCCCACAAAAGCGCCGGATGGTACATCTAACCATGAACTATAATCGCGGTCTCCACAAGGATTATAGTAAAGATGTCCTTCTTCGGGGTCATAGACGATGTCAGACGAACTGGAAACATCGCAGCTACGAAGACTTATCCCCCAGTAAGCAAGACGTTCAGAGGGATAAGAGTCTTTGTCGCAATTTAAAGCAAAATCCAATTCAATGAAATCGCGACCTTCGAGCTTCTTCCACTTTTGGAAGAGGATTTG